TCAGCTTCCAGGGAAGCCTGATACGCTACGGCTTCTGACCAAATGTCGATATTGGTTCCTGTAGGAAAATATCTTCCATTATCTTTGTGAACAACGCCCCACTCCTCCATCATTTCCATGAGAGCCTCGAGTTTTTCGAGGTTGCCCATAATTCGAATCCGCTTACAATCAACGATGTGAATCTTGTCCCCTACACGTCCTCCCATAACAAACACCGTGTAGTCGTTCTGCTCCCTAACCCCAGCAGAGAGGTCCACACCAACACCCAAGGAATCAAACTGTGTAGAAATCGTCCCTTTAACAATTAGATCTGGGGAGAGCGACAATTCACTGGTCTGAACGATCTGATTTTGATACTGAAAACTAAAAGCAATTGGCGCTTGTCGACGCCTATCCTGTAGGTACTCCAAAGACCACATTTCAGGCCAGTAAGATGCCTCCTCACCATCGTCATCTGGAATGATCGCTGATTGCACCAACTGAACCCAATCATTAGCTGGGATGAACGTAGTTCCGTGCATATCATCATGGCGGAACCGGGTTCCCAGGCAAATGGCTCTACCGCCTTCGAACATGGTTGGGACGATAACCGAGTTCCAGTTGTCCTCCATCGCTGTTCGAATATCGCGGTTCTTGATTTCGTCGGCTGATTTACAAATGTCGTCAATAATACAAAGATGAGAACGCTTTGAGGTCACGGCGCCCTTCAAACCTGCGCAACAAACTGTAAATTCTTCCTCACCAGTGGATTTAATTCCTGCGAACTTCCAATCAATGCTCCAATACTCGTTCGAGTTGATCCCTTTGGCAATTTTTACCATTGGGAAGATTTCTCCGTATGTTTTACTTTCTTCAATGATTCTCTTGATGGCAGCGCTCTTTGGACGCGCCACGTCAATTGTGTACGAAATATAAAGTATCTTCAGCGGCATCTTGTGGAGTGCATGCACACCAATAGTCCAGGCAGTAAACAAACCTAAAACTGACGACTTGGCACTTCCCCTGGGAGCAAGAATATCAATGTTCGGACCAGCAATTCCTTTTAAACAGACAGAATCCTTACCTGTGCACAGCTGGTTGTGCCACTCCAAGTGGTGCCGAGCGGGTGGCTTATCACCGACAACATCACAAAAGTAAGCGAAATCCGTACGAGCTCGCTCAATATCAACGGTGCTGGACTGTTTTACAACGCGTTTTTGAGCCGCAGCCCTAGCTGTTCTACGGTAAACAGAATAGATGCTCGTCCCTGCCACGCGTATCCGTTATCACTATGCCCGTAGCATAGCGCACTTCTCTTTAAGATTCTTCTTGAAGGATTTTTGTCCAAACACCCATCGATGCTTCCTGGAGGGGGCCTTCAATAGGGTCATCGCGGAAAATAGAAAGCATCTCCCGCAAAGCTCTGTCCGCACCAGCAAGGATAAGACCTTGTTTATCCATTAAGATTTTTTCGTCGCTCAGCTGTTTAATTGTTCCGCGAAGCTCTTTCTGGAGCATCGCAATCCTGGCGGTACCCATATCTTGCTTCACCATGCCCATGTCAATGGCGTCGCGAAGTTTGCTGATGTCTTCCTGCATGGAATCAATTTCCATTTCAAGAAGTCCGCTGAAATCCCTCTTCTTATATTCTTTTTTCGCCCACTCGTCACACTCGACGATGCTGCCTGTAAACCCGAGAAACCGGGCGTACAGGTACATCTGAATCGGTGAACTTGTTCGTTTACAGAAAGCCAGAAAGGATTCGCGGTCTTTGTCGGTTAAACCATGAATCCAATCAATCATGATCGATACTGCCTTTGGGCTTGCTCGTAATCTCTTTGTTCTTTATAGCGCCTAAACATCTCTTGTTGCAAGTCCGTAAGGCGAGTTTCCTCTCCGGTCTTGCCGATTGTTGCGCGTTGCTCGGCACCAGTGGCGGCGATGCCAAGACGCTCTTGAGCCCCTGCGGTCTCAAGGCCAGCACGGTACTCTTGGCCCGTAGCGGCGATGCCGAGACGTTCTTCTTCTCCACGAGTACGTACCAAGCCGGTTTCCCCGACAAAGCGCTCTGCCTGGGTGAGGCGCTCTTGCGCTCCTGTTGTTTCGATGCCCTTGCGCTGTTCAGCACCAGTAAGCGCAATCTGACGCTCTTGTCCGGCGAGTAACTGGGCTTGAGTTAAACGCTGTTGCTGTCCTGTGGTTACAGCGGTCAAGCGTTCTTGTGCACCAGCTGTTTCAAGCCCAGCACGATACTCCTTACCAGTAGCTGCAATGCCGAGACGCTCTTGCTCTCCACGGGTTACGGTGGTAGCACGTTCTTGCTCACCTAGAGTGCCAAGACGGAGTCTCTCTTCTGCACCGGTAGCCTGTGTTTTGCGGATGTCCTGGGTCGTGAAGAACTCAGAGTTAGTACGATCTAACTGAGCGCCTAACTCCATGTTGAGTCGCTGCTGTGCAGCACTCGCTTCATTCAACGCCAGCTGTGTACGCAGCGATTGCGTTGGCGTGGGGGTAGGTGCCGGCGGCGGAGGCGCAGGCACGTACTTGACTGTTGGTGCAGGTGCAGGTGAACTCCCCATGTCCTTTACATCGCTTAGGTTATTTTAACAGTGCTTTGATTAAGCAACTGAGATGTATTTACCAGCAAAGCTACCGGCGAAACGCTTGGCTGCATCTTGCTGCGCAGCTATCGCCTGTGCACGAGTGGCTTCACCGCTAGCGGCGGAAAACATTTGCCCTTGTTTAGAGGACATGATGTTTTGAACCTCAGCTTCAGGTCGCTTCATGAACGAAGCAAAATCCTTACTAGCTGCAAGATTCTGCGCTAAATTGTAGGAAGAAATTGCTTGGGCAGCAGGGATTAGCTGCCGAATTTGCTGGTCACTTAAATACGCTTGTAGCTCGGCGGCTTTTTTAGCCTGATCGAGCGCCATCGGTTGAAGCGCCTTATTCAGGGCAACATTAGCTGCAACTTTTTGCGCCCATTCCTCATTTAAAGCTGGCAGGTTCGCTCCATAATTCGATATGTATCGGTCTTTCTCAATCTTATCTTCTAGAGCTGAAGTACCTTTTCCCGATAGAAATACACTGGGGTCAAAAATTCCAGCTTTTAGCTGATCTTCGTACGGATTAACGTCCCTTTTCCCAGTCGAGAAATCAATCCCCGGCTTAAAAATACTTAGAGCCTGAGCAAAGTCCTGATTCATCTCTTTACTGGTATTGGTAAATTCTACCAATGTTGTTCGAAATACCTTGACCGAAGGTTTGACCCAGGTTTTGAGCACCCATCTGAGCGTTCTGGATCATAGCGGCTTGAGTTGCAATGTTTTGGCCAATGCCCTTCATTGCAGCTTGACGTTCGAAATCCTTTCGGGCAACTGCTTCCCGGAATGCTAAATCAATGTCCCCGTAACGCTGGAGATTCTCGGCTGTGACGCGACCCTGGCGTTGTGCTTCTAGCGTACGACCAAGTCCGGGTAAACCAAGAACCTCGGCGGGGAGTCCAGAGGGGGTCACGTTACCATATTGATCAACGTTAGGCACGGCAGCCGGGAGGTTGGCCCCATAATTGGAAACGTATGGCTGACCGCTCGCTAACATGCCGAGACCTTGTTGCCCTACCTGCCCAGCACCACCTGTTAAAGCGCGTACTGGGGCGGAAACAAGATTGGCTGCGCCACCAGCTAGTGCGGGGAGCGCAAGAGAGCCGCCCAGAACAGCGCCACCTGTCAATGCTTTACCGATGGCTTCCCGCCCTAGGATCTGCTGCGCCATCGGATTTGCCATTCCTGCTGCTGTAGCAGCAGCTTGAGCTCCTTTCAAGCCGGCACCTGCTTTGATTGCCTGCAATGCTTGTGATGCTTTATAACCTTCTGGTGCTACCTTGGCAACGAGACCCGCAAGAGGTGTGCCTGCCAACGCAGAGCCGGCCATGCGAACACCTGCTGGCAAATAAGCACCGCCTGCCGCGCCAATGCCGGCACCCAATAAAGTAGCACCAATATCACCGCCGCTCTGACGATATCCTTGAATGCCGCCGAGGACTGAAGTCGTAATTGGTAAAAGAGCGGCTAAAGCCATAACTAAAACATCTTCTTGATTTTTATTTTAGTGTAAATAAGCTTTAACCAACAGCACGATCAATAAATTTACCTGCCATTGCACCAATAGGTGCACCAAGTGGACCAAACACACCAAAAGCAGTGCCCAACATGCCTGCAGCACCGCCGATGTCACCGAACAATCCACCGCCTCCTGAACCCTGAACACCCGCAACTGTAAAGGGAGCGATTTGAGATGGAGTATAAATGGATGCATCCTCAGTCACTCTTTGAGCGCCGCCTGGAGTAAAGCCACTCGGAGTTGATCCGCCTCCCCATGAATAACCACGGCGCTCTTCGTCTCTCGCCCTTTGCTCGACTTGAT